TTATGTTGAACTCTTTGAGAAGATTTAAAAATTCTGAAGTAGCTTGAATAGTGTTTACTGCAATCTCATCTCTATAATGCAAGAGATCACCACAAAAAATAATGTCTTTGATGTCCCGTTCTTTGAGATCTCTCTTTAACCATTTACCAAACTCGATAGCAATATCGTGCCATTGAGAAGAGTTCTGATGGACACCAAGGTGTAAATCACTAAAACAACATACTTTGGAATTTTTTAAAGTCATACTAGGCTTCGTTATAATTATCTTCCCTGTCAGGATCGATATAAACACAATCACCGTTAGGTAAGGATTGCATAGCCTCTCTAAACTGCGCTTCTTGATAAAGGGCTATAGTGTCTTTCTCTTTCTTTTCTTTCTTAATTCTAGTGATAAATGCGTGGAATGCAATGGTTGTAAAGTAACTAAACGGGTTATAATTGTAGCCGTTTTTATCCTTGGTCTTAACGTTAAACTTCTTATTCTTTAGGGCTGTATACATCTTTACGACAGCATCACCAACCATGTCGTCTCGATAAGAATAATTAATAAAATTAGGTGCGTAAGAAAGACCTTTTGCAATCTTATAGATAGATTCTGCCAAATAATCGTTTATTTCTCCGCTCTTATAATAGTCTTTTATCTGCCTATAAAACTCTTTAGGATCAACGTAAAATTGTTCTTTGGGTGGCTTGGATGTTGGATCCATCACAAAGGTTTCAGGTTTCTTAATTTTTGGTAAATTATTTTTCATGGCAGTTAGTAAAGGTATGTGGTATTTTCTCTTGATTGTAAAGCTGCTTTCTTTTTTGATAGTGCTGCATGCCATACTTTAGGTTATCAGCAATGTCAATAATGATAAGCTCTTTCTTATCTTCGTGTAATCGTAATCCACGACCTATTGATTGTACTATCTTTACCTTCGCTTTTCCACCTCCAGCAAAGATTAAATAGTGAAGATTTTTGATATTAATACCTGTCGAAAATATTTTAGAGATAGCAATTACACAAACGTTAGTTTGCTTCTCCATTAAGGTCTGAACTCTCTTACGTTCTTCTACTTCTACTTCACCTCTGATGAAATAAACCTCTTTAGTAGTAGAGCTTGTAGTAATTTTATCATAAATGGCTTGACCGTGGTCAATTAAGTCCACAAGAACAAGAGAGTTATTGTCAAACTTGTTAACTAGGTGATTGATAACCCCATTACGAAAATCGTTTGTTAGCAAGAACTTCAGCTCAGCAATATACTCATCAGCTGGTGTGCTGTCTTTAGTTCTTTCAAATTGAGGGCCAGTTTTATAATTAATAACAAGAGCAGTTACCTTGGCTGGAGTAACATAACTCTCAGACTTTAGCTCGTGAGACATCTTGGAATAAATTCTATCTCCAAACTTAGCAAAAATATTCCATTGATCTAATACCTCTTCAGGCAAGGTACCAGTAAAGCCAAACTTATGAATAGTATAGATCTTTTTAATAATGTCGTTGATCTTATTGCCTCTACGAACTTTGTGAACCTCGTCAACAATGAGAAGATCAACGCTTTCCGTCCATTCAGTATCGGATATCTCAGATTGTAAGATACCCATATTAGCAATAATTACATTTGTACTTAAATCCAACTCAGAACTACCTGTCCAAGTACTATAAGTAAAGCTAACGTTATAATCTTTAAAGTCATTAAACGATTGATTAACAAGACCTAAATCAGGCACAATGAGAAGACATTTAAAGTTTGGGTTTTGATGATAAATGTTTTCTAGGATAGAAGACATTATGAGAGTCTTGCCACCCGCGGTTGCTAACTCGATAATACCAAAACCAGATTTTAAAGCAGTTTGGACTACATCGGTTTGATAATCACGTAAATCAAGACGTAATTTCTTATCAAGGTAGTCTAGCTTTAATTTGGGTGAGAATAACTTTTTAAAGCTCTCTGTTAAGACAATTTCAGTTGGGTCTTCACTTTGTTGAGCGTATTTTTGAAGAACAGTATGGAAATGAGGTTCTATTCTACCAGTTGGTGTAATAACATATGTTCTTTCCGGTGCAAAGAAACCCCGTTTACGAGCAAAGACAGCAGTCTTATTTTTTATAGAGAAGTGTTCTCTAACTGCTTTAAAGTCTCCACTTAAAGAAGCAGTATTACGTCTGTTATCAACATCAATGGTTAAAACCGTCATGTAGTCTCAAGTTTCATTATCTCGACGATGTTCTTTATATCATATGTTATTGATGAAAGAACTTTTTCTACTTTTTCGAGATACTCTATTATGAGTGTATTATAGTATATCTGATTGTTAAGATCCACAATTTTCTCATTACTTTCCATAGCTTTCTCCACTTTAGAGAAGTCTAGGGCTACAGGAGCAGCCTTTGCAGCAGCGTGGGCTAGTTCAGAGCGGAGCTTTTCTTTTTGAGACTTTAACTTACTAGCATAGATTTTATGTCTAATAAGGCGGCCTACGAACAAGTGTTTAAATGCTGGTAATTGAAGTTGTTTTTCTTTTACAGTAAACTCATTAATAGTACAGAAATCAGTTAGTTCTTTACTATATCTTTCGAGAACCGTTTCGTCAGCAACAACACTCATAAAGGAATTATATACAATAAAAAACAGAATGCAAATAAATAGTTATATGCTCTCATACGAAAAAAGATTCTTTTCTGAAATGAACCTAGCTGGAGGTACTAATTCATCATTTGGAAATGCATATGCTCCGGGTGGTATGGGTAGCTTTGGTAATGCCATTCAAACTACAGACTGGTATGCCAGTAACGACGCTCGTCAGGTATTTCCAAAAGGTTCTACTAGATTGAATAAAAGACCCAAATCGCTAAATAAGAAAAAGAAAAAATATGAATTGGCCATCCAAAGAAGATCTTGATAGTATTGACATGTCTGGTGTTCTTAATAGAATTCCAAAGGAAGATGATTACGCAAAGTATATACCAATGCAAGCTGGAATTGAGCATTATAGGCTACTTGTTTGGTTAGGTTACCAATTTAATAAAACCTCATTGGTTGAAGTTGGTGTTTTAAAAGGTATGTCTGGTTGCGCATTAAGTGAAAATATTGAAAATAAGGTAACTGGTTTTGATTTAAATAATAGTATTACTTGTACCCTTCCAAGTAATTACACATTTATAATAGGAGATGTTCTTTTAAGAGAGGATTTAATTAAAAATTCTCCATTTATAATGTATGATACTGATCATAATGGTATACATGAAAAGCTTTTTTATGATTGGCTTATAAAGATTAACTATAAAGGGCTTTTATTATTTGATGATATCCATCTTAATAATGAAATGAGAGCTTTTTGGAATAATATTATTCACAAAAAAGAAGATATTTCCCACATCGGACATATTACCGGGACAGGTGTAGTGTGGATGTAAGTTGGCAAAATTTGGCAGAAGATATTAACCTAGACGACTATGTAGGCTTCGTCTATAAAATTACCCATATACCAACTGGTAAATATTACATTGGTAAAAAGTTCTTCTGGAAGATTCTAAAGAGACCACCACTCAAAGGCAAGAAAAATAAGCGGCATGAAAAGCAATCTTCTGATTGGAAAGAGTACTGGGGCTCGTCAGAAGAGTTATTAAAAGATATTCAGAAATATGGAAAAGAAAGCTTCAAGAGAGAAATACTATTCTTGGCTAAATCTAAGTGGGACTGTGCGTACGAAGAAGCAAGACTTCAGATGGAGAGCAGAGTGCTTTTTGACCCGAATTGTTACAACGGTATTATAAATATTAGACTGAAAAAGTTTCTTAAGAAACCAGTTGAATAAGAATAAATCACCGTTACAATCTCGTTGTGGAGAAGAAAAAATATATAAAGAAGCTTAATCTTAACACGATTTCGTTAATAGATTTAAAATTCTTATTAGAAGAGGAAATTATACCACAGACGATAAGCGATGTTGTTGAGTACTACGGTCAATTATTTTCAATAAACACAGACCACCACAAACAGTTTTTCTACCACAACTTTATTAAGACAGTTTGTGAAATCTATAACAAAGAAAAAACATATTTTGCTTATGTTTTTTATTTTAACACTCAAGATAATTTATCAGATAAAGAGGTAGAATTATTAATTAGTAGATTAAACAAGACTTTACCTATTGTTTTTTACTGTGATAAACTTCCATTTGAATGTATTGATGATAAGTTTAATTCAGGAGAAATGCAGGAATTAAAAGAAAAGCTAAAGATTCAGATAGATAAAAAGAACAAAAAAGATTTTTCATTTAGAAGTATTAAAACATTCGCAAAGAAGTATAAATTAACGTTTTTATCAGAAGAGTACTTTAACGATCTGAAAGTAAAGCATGGATTGTATAAATAATAGTATGAGTAAATTTGAGGAAACTCTTAACAAATACTACAGTCTTCTTGAGTATTCGTCAGCAGGTACTTTCGGCCAATCAGGCAATACAGGTATTAATCCTAATGCTAGCCCTATTAGACCATTGCCAGGTATGATGGATGCAGGTGATTTAGAACAAGATATTGACAAGACAAAAATTAGAGCTGGTACACCAAGATCTATTGCAAGATTACAACTTCAGGACAATGAAGGTGATATCAGAACTACAATTAACAAGCTAGCTGTAGGTAAGCCTTTGACTCAGCCTGAGCAAGAAATTGTTGCTAAGATAAAGACCATGAGTAAGATTAAGAAGACTGGTAATGTTAATTCCTTAAATCCAGATGTAGATAAAGAAGCCAATCTTTCAAAGACAGTAGTAAGCGATAACGTTGAAACCTTAAACAATCCAAATAGACCAAGAGTAAGCTATGCCCAAGCCTAATATATCATCCTTTGACGCTACCGTTGTAAAATACCTTCTTCAAATTAATGAACAGGGTGAAGGTGGTGTCGCAATTCCTTCTTCTCCTCAAATTGGAGATGCTCCTGAAGGACCACAGTCATTGGCAACAGGTGATATGCCAATGCCACAAGACGCAACTACTCCTATTGATGACGAGCCAGAAGAGGAAGAAGATAAAACACCAACCCCAGAAGGTGTAATCTATCTCATTAACCTGATAAAAAAAGCCTTCTGGTTAGATCCTAATACAGTTGATCTTAGTGGATTTCAAACCAATTTACTCACTAAGAAAGTAACGGCCAAGAACGCTGAAGAAATGTTAGGTGTATTAAAGAAGGTTATTGATGATGCTGGTCTTCTTGAAATTCCATCTGAAACAGATACAGCTGAAACTAGAGACGAATAATGAAAACCTTTAATGAGATATACGAGGCAGTTGTAACTCATGCAGACTTAAACTCTAAGCAGAAGAAAGATGCTGCATACTTTATATTTGGAAGAATGCATCCTCCAACAGCTGGTCATGACTACCTAATTAAACTCGCTAAAGAATACGCAGATAAAAATAACGCAGACTTCTATGTATTCTTATCTCCAAGTGAAAAGGGAGATAAGAACCCTGTTCCATACAAAGCAAGGCTATCTGTATTTAAAACCAATCCAAACTACGCAGATATTAACGTTGTTGAAAATGATAGAATTACTACCCCTCAACATGCTGCAGGTTACTTACACAACGTTTTAAAATACCCTATTGTAAGCATAATTAGCGGTAGTGATCGTAAAGCTGATAACGAAGAAACATTTAAGACTCCAATGAGAGATGGAACTAAGGTTGGTGTTGTTTCTCTAGGTGGTGAAAGAGCAATGTCGGGTAAAATAGATCCTAATGATGTAAAAACAGTAAAGGGCTCTAAAGTAAGAGCCCTTGCTAAAGCTGGTGATTATTATGCTTTTAAAGCTGCATTGCCACCTGGTACAAGTGAAGAGGATGCCAAAACTTTATTCGACATCCTCAACAAGGCTAAGTAGATAACTTCTTAAGCTCTTCTATTTTAGCGGTTGGTTTACCTAAACCACCGATTGCAGTAAAGATACTCAAGCCAGCCTTGTTACCTTTATAGATACCTTGGTGTACAGTTGAGTTGTTTTTCAATGTACGGGTAAGCTGCTCAAAAGCCTGATCAAGATACTCTTGTGGAATATTGTCAAGAGCATTTGAATCTCCAACAACAACTGCAGCAGCAATGTTACCAGTACCGAGATCAATGCCACCAGACAAGATATTCTTCTTGAGGTTATCTCTCATAGCTTTAGAAATCTCAGTACCGTCAGACCATTGAGTAACTTGGGTTGCACCGAATACAATAATACCACTATCAAGCACTGTCTTATAATCCTTATTATCAAAAGAAGTATAGCTACTGTTCTTTGTAATAATGTTATTGAATAGATTGAATAGAGAACAGATGCTGTTGTTAGAAGTATTCCAGAACTGATTAATAGACAATCTTGGATAGATTGTATTAATCTTCTCATTATCAATAATAACCAATGGAGAAACAATTCCTTGATCTACGAGCTCAAGAACCTCAGTTAAAGTCTTAAGAGCGTTCTCAGCACACTTCTTACCTTCAGTGTTCTTTGGCAAGGCTAAAAATACACCAACCTTTTCAGAAGTAGATTTAATTGAATCTTGGTAGTCTTTAGCAATCTTAATTAGCTCAGTTGTTGTTCCAGAACCAGTACCACCACCAGCACCAGCGCAAACAAAAATACGATCAAAGTTACCAGCAAAAGACTTTCTGAATAGATCAAGAACATCTTCTCTCTGTTCAATTAAAGCCTGTTTAGCAACTTCTCTATTCTTACCTGCTCCAGAATCAGTACCAATCTTAAGCTTGTTTGGAACTTCAATTGTTGCCAAGTCTTGCTGAGCGGTATTAAGCACACAGGTTCTCTTGTAGCCAAGCTTGTGAAAGGTTTCAGCGATTCTTGAACCACCTTGACCAGCTCCAACAAAGCTAAACTTAAACCCTACTTGTATCTTGTCTTCAATGTCGGTATTAATTTCTTGACCAGGCATTGGAATGTCTGGCAACTCCATATCGAAAGATGTATCATCACTCATAATTTTATTTATAACTTAGGTTTAAAGGCTTCAAGAAATAGCTCATAAGTTGACTTTTCTTTTTCTGGTAACACCCCAGTTGGAATTTCTACAACGTCTGCTTGTGGAGCGCCAGTATCATAATCACCATAAATCTTATCATTCTCAAATTCGGTAAAGTCAAATTTAACTACCGGAGCATCAGCTACAGGAGATACAATGCCTGTATTTTCAAGCTTATTCTTCTTATGAATGTCTTCTAGAATTACAGAACACAATTGCTGTGTTTCAGTATCTCTTTTGGCTCTAGATAAGAAATCTTCAATTTCAGCTCTGGTAAATGCTCCTTCGAGCCTATCAATGGGGTTTTTAATTTCACCCCAAACATGGTGTACGAGATACTTTTCAGTAATTTTTGCACAATCCCTAATAACAAAATAAGCCGACTTCTTGACTATAGTAACACCTGTATCGGGTTTACTAGCAGCGATTTTCGCTGGGCCAAGAAGACCGGCTTGCTTTGACTGACTAACAGTTAAAATTTTATGTTCAAATGCGCCTGACATACAGTATTATTTACTGCAGCCAGGTAGAAAGACTACTCTTCAGCCATTTTAATAAAGTCGTAAAACTCCTTGCGAGTCTTCTCGTCATCATAGAAGTCTCCAGACAGCTTAGATGTAACCATATAACAACCTTGATGTCTCACACCTCGATTACAAGCACAAGTATGCTGAGCCTTAACAACAACTGCAACACCCTTGTTATGCTCGCAGACCTCGTTAATAGCCTTATGAATCTGCATCGTCAAACCTTCTTGAATCTGAGGTCGACGACCATAAAACTCAACAATACGATTGAGCTTACTCAAGCCAATAACACGACCTTCAAGACTAGGAATATAAGCAACATGCACCAATCCAGTAAAGGCCAAATGGTGATGGCTACACATACTAGTCAACGGAATATTCGTCTGAGAGACGATGCCATCATAACCATCAGCAGGAAAAGAAGTAATCTTCGGCGGAGCCTCATAGCACCCAGAGATTAAATCAAACACGTACGACTTTGCAACACGTCGAGGAGTACCTGCGCTATTCGGATCATTACGCCAGTCAATGCGAAGAGCATCCAAAAAAGTCTCATATGCCTTAGCACCCTTGTCGATAATAGCAAGCTTTTGCTCTTCTGTCAAAGCCATAGAACTGTTAGCAGTCGGGAGGAGGTAATCTTTCTCTCTAATCTCATCATTCATACGCCTATTATAGAGACAAATTCGTTCAAGTCAAGGCTTGATTCTAGGAAAAATGTTCATAACATATCTGAGTATGAGATATTATTCCACGAAGGTTATTGAACTCGGAAGTGCTGCATTTCGTCAGCCTAATGCAAAGTCCCATTGCAGATTCATTCATGGTTATCGATTGGTTGGTAAATTTACGTTTACTTCTGATTCTCTTGACGGCAACAATTGGGTTGTTGACTTCGGAGACTTTGACGAATTGAAGGGATTCTTGCAGGAGAAGTTTGATCATACTCTCGTTCTTGCTAAGAATGACCCTGCTATGAAAGAGTTTGAGGCTCTTGAAAAGGCTGGAGCTGCCTCAATCGTTGTTATGGATGAAGGGGTTGGAATTGAGTTGTTTGCAAAGTATTGCTTTAATGCTGCAGATAGCTACGTGAAGCATAAGACTAGCGGTCGAGTTCGAGCTCATTCTGTTGAGGTGTTTGAGCATGAGAAGAACTCTGCTATTTATTCTGCTGAAACTGCTCAAGAATCTACAGCAGAAGTTGCTGATGAAGCTGAGGCTGCGCCTGCTAAAGGCAAAGGCAAGAAGGGTAAGACTGCTGAACCTGTCTGGGCTCCGCCTGCTAAGTCTGAAAAGCAGACTGAAGCCTTGGCTTATGACACAAATAAACCAGTTAGGGTTACCCCTAAGCAGACTGATGCTCCTCCGCAAGGGGTTCCAGTCGGTGGTAAGAATCGTCCTAGTACCTGGGACTTTGGTACTAAATGGGCTTGAACTTAAGAGTGATTCCTATATCATTAAATTATGAGTTCATTATTTCTCTCTGATGACTTTGTCTTTGAAACTATCGAAGGTGAAGGTCATTTGGTTGGTAAGCCAAGCATCTTCATGCGATTGGCAATGTGCAACTTGACTTGCATCGGGTTTAAGTCTCCTGATTCTCCGTTTGGTTGTGATAGCTATGTTAGCTGGTCTAAGAAGAATAAGCTAACCTTTGAAGAGATCTTTAAGATCTTTGAAGATAATGATTACCTAAATAAGTTGAAAGGCAATCATGTTCTTAAGATTACTGGTGGTGAACCTCTTATTCAGCAAAAGGCTTTGATTGAGTTTATTGAAGCCTTTTTCAGAAAGTTCGATTTCTATCCTGTTATTGATTTTGAAACTAACTGTACGATTAATCCTTCAAGTTTTTGGGAAAGTATAAATGCTACTTTTACTGTGTCTCCTAAGTTGTCTACTAACGGAGATCCAGAAGAGAAGAGATACGTTCCAGAGGTTATTGCTTACCACGCTAGTATCTACTCTTACTTTAAGTTTGTTGTGCAGAAAGATAGTGATGTTGAAGAGATTATCGAAAAGTATATCAAACCTTTTAGTATTACTGAAGATCAAATTTGGTTGATGCCTTGCTGTGGTTCTCGAGATGAGCATAATGCTGTTGCTCCTTGGGTAGCAGAGGTTTGCAAGAAGCATGGTTTTAACTTTAGTCCTCGATTGCAATTGGTCTTGTGGAATAAAGCTCTCAAGGTTTAAGGGCTTGAAAGTCTGATACATATAAATAACTAGATATATGAGCTTGTTTGATTTAAGCGTATGTCTAGTTATTTTTATTTCGTTGTTAATTTACATCTGGAAGGACACTAGTCTTATTCCAGATGTTCTTTCTTTTGTATCAATGGATCAAGTAGGCCTTGTGAGGAGATGGCGAAGAAATTTAAACAACATTGACTTCCCTTTGTTTTTAGAAACAGAATATAAAAATGTTATTACCAGTCTGCTGGCTTGCCCGTTTTGTATTTCTTTTTGGTCTTCAGTATTATTGTTCAGTATAAATATTATTCCAGACTTTTTTTATGTATCATTGTATTGGTATGGTATCTATATTTCATACTTATTAATTAAAAAGCTAGAACTATGAGCGAACATATTTTTAAAAACTTCAACGAGTTTTACGATTTTCTTAATACAAACAATACTCACTTTACAAGCACTAAGATACAAAGCTTCATGGGTGTTGTTAGTACTGCTAGAAAGACTAGCTGTGGTATGTGCAAGCGAAAGAACATTAATATAGCAGACGAGACATATAGAAATATGTTTACACTTCTTACACAGGAAGATAAACAAAAGATTAAATCTCTATTGAATGTTGGGTCTGTTAAGTTCTTTCAGGGAGAGTCACCAATGTTTAACTTTTAGTAGATTTATCAATACATGAACTATATAATAGTATCATGAGAATTGCCATTTCCGGTGCCCAGTGCATGGGCAAATCTACTCTGATTAAAGATTTTCTTGCTGAGTGGACTAACTATAAATCTCCAGAAAAGACATATAGAGATGTTTTAGTTGAAAAAGGTTTAACCCATAGCTCAAAAACTACTAAAGAATCCCAACAGGCTATTCTTGACTTTATGGTCAAGCAACTAGAAGGTACTCGCAAAAGTGATAGAATTGTATTTGATCGTTGTCCGCTAGATAATCTCGTGTATTCTATGTGGGCCTATCATCACAACGTTGGAGATATTGATTTTGACTTTATTAAGAAGTGTATCCCAGTTGTTCGTGATGCTCTAAAACATATTGATATTATTTTCTATATCCCAATTACAAGAGCAGCCAAGACTCCTGATATTCAAGAAGATGGTATGAGAGATGCTAACCCTTTTATGCGAGTTGAGATTGATAATCTCTTTAAGGTGTTTGCAATGGAAAATAGAGATAATCCAAAATCTAATTATTTTCATGCTGATGATCGACCACCTATTATTGAAACATACGGTGAGCGTAATGAACGTATTCAGATCATGAAGCTCTATCTTGATGCGGATGGAGACTCAATGGACCCTAATGCTAATATCTTTAACGATCCAAATCTCGGCATGGAAGATATTGAGGCCTTAGAAGCCTTGGCAAGACCTGAGCAAAAGAAACCTGAAAAAAATAAATAAAGAGACATATGAGCAAACTAACTGTAATTATACCTGCAGCTGGTAAGGGTAGTAGGTTAAAATTACCATATTCAAAAGAAATCCTTAGAGTCGATGAAGATTCTTCTCTAATTGATTTTTCGTTTAATTTTTTTAGAGATTACGGTAGAAAAGATGTAGAGTTTGTTATAGTTATAAACGAAAATAAACTAGATGTTGTAAATTATCTTTCCAAGTATAAAGATAGGTTTGATATTAGTTTTACTTTTCAAAACCCTAATGAGCAAGAATATACAGGTGCTATAAAAAGCGCAAAACATTTGTTTGGAGAACACAATGTTATATTACTACCCGACACATTAATGAAACTAGGTTTAGGGGTGGATTTATTTACATCTGTAGAAAATAGTCTTACAGAAACCGGATTCTCTTTTTTTTATAAAAGAGAACAGAACCCTGCTATGCTTAAAACAAAAGGTTCCCTTTATATTAATGAAAACAATATAATAGAACTATATGAAGATAAGCCGCAAGAAAAATTAGAGAGATTTAATGCTTTTTGGTGTAGTTTTGCGTTTAGAAAAAGAGCATTCGATCAAAGCATAACATTTATGGAAAAAAGTACCTTGAAGCAGCGGGTACTTTTAAACGAGATAAAAAGTACCCCTTTGTATTTAAGTAAGGGGATCGAAGTAGAGGATTATATTGATTTAGGTACTTGGCAAGAATTAAACAAGTATATAAAAAATGCATAAGAAATTAATCACTGATTGTGACGGTGTTTTACTTGACTGGTCTTTTGCTTTCGATGTATGGATGAGTGAGCGAGGCTATGAAAGATTACCTAACACCGACCACATTTTTTATCAAGGTGCTAGATATGGGCTACCTGAAGAGGTAGCCTTAGATTGTATATCAAGGTTTAATGAAAGTGGAGCAGTTGGTTTTCTTCCGCCTTTCCGAGATGCTCAAGAATTTGTAAAAAAATTAGCAGAAGATGGTTGGAGGTTTGAAGTTATCAGTTGTTTACATATTGACAAATACGCTCAAAGGTTAAGAGTAAACAATTTAAAACACCTATTTGGAGATGTGTTTGACTATATTAATTGTAGTTTAGATTTTAAAAAAAGTAAATTAGATTTTCTTAAAGTTCAGTACAAGGATAAAAATTATTTTTGGTTAGAGGATAGTGTTTCTCATGCAGAAAGCGGTAAACAAGTTGGGTTGCGAAGTATAATTATGGATCACCCATACAATAAAAACTGGACAGGGGATAGAGTTTATAATTGGGAGAGTTTATATACGTTTTTAAAAAAATAAACTAATATCTTTGGCGCGAACAAACTAAAAAGAATAAATAATTGTAGTGAACAAGTACGAAAAGAGATTTTTTACTCTTTTAGAAAAAACCACCCGCACCACTCCGCGAGGTGGTAAAGGTACTCTTAAAGCTAAAGCTACCAAGAAATTCGGTAAAGGCAAGATGACTTGTAGCAAGGCTAGAAAGCTAAAAACCAAAAAGGCTACTGCTCATACAAAAGCACAGTCTAATTGGTTTTTAAATTTTCATTGCAAAAAATAAATACTATGATGAAAGAATTCAATAACAACTTCAATAAATTACTCGAGAACTATGCCCCGTTAAGAACACAGTCTCGATTATTTTATCCAAGAAATCTAAAGTTGTCTGAAGAGTTTATTACAAGCTTCAAAAGCGAGTACAATAGACTTTTAAAAGAAGGAAATCATCCTAAAAAGATTATGGAAAAGATTTCCAAAGCTCTTAAGTTTCACATCAACGGTTAGACTTAAGTTCATTAAGCTTACCAACAATAAACTTTAAGATCTTACTTCTTTTAATATCATCTTCTGTGAGAGTGAAGGATTGAATGCCAACACTCTTACATTCCTCACTATTAAACTTAGCTACAACATTTCCGTAGCTCTTCTTATCTCTAATATCTACTTGGTTACTATCTCCGATAACAACAAGCTTTCCGTGTTCTCCAAGACGGGTTAGAACAATGATGAGCTGATCGAGTTCAGCATTTTGAGCCTCATCTAGCAATACAATCTTATCATGGAATGTAGTACCTCTCAAGAAGTTAAGAGGCTGAATATCTAAAGCGCTTTCAGATGCTAACTTAGTAATTGCAGCCTCTGAAATCATTTCGCTAAGCTTTTCCAAAAATGGGGCTCCAAACGGACCAATCTTCTCATGCAACTCTCCAGGTAATGAACCTAGTTTTTGACTAGAACATTCAGCAATGCTTCTCAAATAAAGAATGCTCTTGAAGCTCTTTCTTTGAACAAGTTTTAAGGCTGCTAATACAGCACAGTATGTCTTGGCTGAACCTGCTGGTCCATCAATAAAGATAAGCTTATTGTCTCTATCTAATATAGCATCTACAATCCGTTTGTGATTTTCAGAAAGCTCAAACTTCTCTGCTACATTAAATGTCTTTGGAGTTTTGGATGACATAATCAAAG